ATGCGATCAGGACCATATACAGTCAAGTAAGCAGTAACATCATGCCAAACTGGACCAAAAGCATTCAAGCCAACAGCACATTCCAGTTCTAAGCCATGATCCTGGATGAATTTAACAACGGGCAAAAAGTACTTGCGGGTTAGAAGAGTAAAAACAACTTCAGATCCTGCAAAAACCCGAATCTTATTCTTTGTGAATTTCGTCGGCTCGTCCTTCAAATTGCCTCGGAAAACTGTATAAATACGCTTTCCCTCAGCAAGAAGACTCTCCTGAATATAGAATTCCTCCCTGAATTGCGGATCAGTAAAATCGATGGGTTCAGTAATACCTGGAACCTCAAGATCCACAATGTCGATATAATTACTTTTCGACTTATTCAAGGGAAAACCCATAGAAGACTTTGTGTTGATACGATCAATTGATTTAACCCCATCCATACCACTGAGATTGTAGTACCAGCTTAGGGGCTTGATCAACTCCACATCATCAGAATGATCAACACACACTTGTGCAAAGCGAGTCTGCAAATCGTCAGACGCACGCTTCCACGCATGTGGTTCAAAGTCTCCACGCGTATGGGCAATAGAATGTAAATCACGTTGCCAATGTTTCCAGATCTGGCGTGAATCTGGACGTCCATGAAGACGAGGTAGATCCATAATCTCATCTACACTGTCACTAATAGGTGACTTTTGTACCTCAGATCGAAAGGTGGGCACACCTAATCCGTGTGCACCAAAAACCTCAAGATTGGGGTCTCTACCGTCAGCGGATTCCATAAAACGCACAGCATGCTTCTTAGGAATTGCCAAAGACGGTTCAAAATCGACTCCATACTTTTCAGTTCTCATTGTATCAGCTGAATGAGCAACCAAACGAGTAGAACGCAATTTTGTATACGCCATATTAAATTCTTCTAGCGAAACGAACTGTGCAGCACCATAGCCAGTTCGAGAATTGCCTGCTAGATGAAATCCGAGGATGACACTATCGAGTGAAACAACTGGTGCCATACATAAACCAGAGTAGGTATTGTACGGCAAACGATAGTCAAATCCTTTGAAGGCGGTAACGCCTGTCTTATATTCCCTATATGATCCAATACGAACAGTTGGGTCCATTTTCGTAAAATCAGGTTTAAGATCAAACATTTTAGCTCCAATACGGGCAGTACCAGAAACTTCACCTTCAGCCAAATATTGGGACAAGTTAATTACAGATCCTCCACTTGCAAGAAGAACAAGTGTCAAATCTCCACCAACACGCACCCAATCATGGCACGAAACGCGTTCCTTAACAACATTACTAAGTTTTCCATTATCACGACGCAAAATTTCAATCGTGTAAACATCATCATCCTCAGGTAACATATGTGTAGGGATCAACCATGAAGACCCACGCATAGGGACAATCATAGAAACTTTCTTTTGTCCATTAGACCAAGTAACTTCACAGCGTTGAAGCCATTTCCACACAAGTGGACCGAACTTTTCCATAGAAGTACATTTGGAAGCATCGGACTTAGGAACAGACATAGGACGAACAGTTTTCCAGATATTCTCTTGCTCATCCGCCTCATATCGAGGTTTCTCAAGAGATTCAT